CTTAAGAGGTCTACCAGAGGGTACTACTACACTCATTTCGTATCTTCTGTTATGAACTCCAGGATAAAGCTGCTCATATCTATCCCCATGACTAAATCCTCTCCTTGCTTCATTACGGCTAATAGGTTTGATATTACTAGTAGCTTTATTAAAGAACATTCTTTTAACTACTGGATTCTCATCAAATATATATTTAGCTAATAGATTCCTACCTTCTAAATTTCCTCCACCTAGTATTGAAGAACCTGTGTAGTCGGCTGGCATTGTTTTTATATCTTGCAAACTTACTGATGCATTACCGTTAGTTCTCTTGGCAGCTTTATAAGCAGCCACTTTTAATGGTAATTTCTCTACCTTAGATAGAAATGGAGTAATTCTGTTAGCTGTTGCCATTGCTATATTAGAAGGAGTCCTTGCTTCCTTATTAAATATCCAATGGTTCTTGTTAATAGGATTCCAAGCTAAGTCAGCGTCACCTTTAATTGATTTAGTTATTAACTTGTCCTTTCCAATCTTATATCCTTTAGCACCACCATACCAAGCTCCTGGATTAGTATAAATTCCAATTTCGGACGGAATGCCAGTTTTATCTTCCAACCAGTTACCCCAGCCCCCGGTAAGCTTATCCACAGTCATATTACCTAAAGCTCCTCCTACAACAGCGGCTGGAGTTGTTACTAATGCAGCGCCAGCTGCTGAAGGAAGTATAGTTCTTTCTATTCCAACTAGAGGATTAGTCTCATTGGACATAGAAGCCTTGAATCTGGCTTTAGCTCCCTTAATAGGATGCCAATAGTCTCTATTTCTTTCAGCAGCTGACCTGGTATCATTAGAAGGTTCTCCACCTAAATCTACAATGGAATACTGTCTAGGTTTAGCTTTAATAGGTTCATGAATTTCTGGCCTAACTACTTTAGTATTATCGGACTCTATGGTGTTTCCTTGTTGTAGTTTAGGTATTACTTTCATTATTTATTCGATTTATCGTTATTGGTGAATCTCTTCCATATTCCTGTTACTGAATCTATGCCAAGCAATCCCATACAACACAACAGGACTGTGTCTATCATTAATGGGGCTTGAATCACGTTTATTGCACAGTATATTAACACTCCCAAGCAGACAAACCACCCTACTACTCCGCAGAGTCTCTTAGATGATATGCCAGAGTGGGATGTGAATACTTGCTTTAAGAATGTTACAAACTTCATTATATAATTACATTTATAGAAATATTAGCTGTGTCACCTCCTATATATGCCTGATTTATTGGTATTTCAGTAGTTACCCCAGATTGGCATACTGCGTTATTTGTTACACTATCTGCATCTACAGTCACCCTGTATGTACTGAAATATCCAGTGAACAATAATTTAGAGACATTAGTTGAATCAGTTGGTAAATCAAAGTGGAAGTTTCTGTCAAAGAAAGTTGCCCCTTGATAGTCTAGAGTTCCAGACCTAGGAATTGTTATAAACCCATCTGGAACTCCATCTATGTAAACATCTGCTACAAAGTCATAGGATTTAGACGTAAGCCCAGAGTTAGTTATTGAAACATGTATATTGAAGTCATACTGGAATGTTGACAACTGTATATCCTCTTCCTTAACTAACTGATTATTAGCGTAATTATCGTTAGTTTCAAGTCCGAAGAACTCTACTCTATCTCTAGTGGCACACTTGGTTGGAGTATTTGTACCTCCACCAGCTAAATTAATTAAATATTGTTCTGTTGCAATTTTATTTGTCATTTTAAATACTTGCTATGTATTGTTTATACACATAACGGCAAGTAGACCCTGTACTGGTATATTCTGATTAGTTCCTATATTAAGTCTATCTGTTTCATAATTAGAATAGTGATTCATATTCTTTACATTATTTAATAGGAATGCTACGTAAATATTACTTCCAATCACACTAGTGCCAAACAAAGCTACATTTCTTATAGCACCTGCTATAGGGTATACCACCATAGATGAAGCAGGAATATCTGGTGTAGCCGATGTGCTTTGACCATACATATTCATGATTGATATACCCATTGTAGTGTCTGTAGTAGTGTTATTAAAGAATATTAGGGTGCTGCCGCCTAGTGAACCGTTTAATAAATCTATAGCGTCAGCAATACCCCCCCCCCGACGGTAGGTTATCATTGAACTGTTGCTTAGTAATGCATCTATTGTTCGCAACTCCGTCTAAGCTCAAGCCTTCTGCTCTGGCTTCAGCTGCTGTTACTAATTCATTAGTGCTTTCCATTATTCTTGATATTCTCTTAAATTACCAATTGTTACTTCAAATTCATCTGATTTCATGTAGGGTGATACATCTGCATCTTTAGCAGCTTCGTTCAAACAGAACATGTCTGAAGGAAACGATAGTGCCTTTACCCTTATTTGCTTAAGTAGTCTGGAGTGTTTGGCTTTAGACCAAACCCAGACGTCAAATATAAAATTTCTCATACTGCGATTAATGTACTTTAATTCTTAAATGTTAAGAATTACTAAGTGTAGAAGCAGTCCACTTTTGATTGGAGCCTTTGTTAAGGCTAAAGTGCTGTAAACCACTTTGATTTACATTTACGTATAATGTGAACATATTAGCTAACGGTATACCATATAGTGATACTGGAAGTAATTGTACTGAACTAATTCCACTAGTTACTCCATAGTACAGTAATTGAAATGGAATATTTTTCTCCGCATTAGACTTTACAGTATCCATCACCGCCTGGTCTGAACTGTTTACTTCTAAGGGACTACTTCTATCTGTGTTAATTAAATTATATGTTGTTAAAACCAGGGTCTGAACCCCCCCATAGACTCGAGTGCATCATTCACCTGTTTAGTGGTAGGGCATTTGTTGTCTTCATTTTGAATTAAAGTCATGATTGTTATTGTTTAATAATTCTACGTTAGTTTGTATCTGTTTTAGTTGAGATTCTCATAATAACCACTTAAACCAGCCATAGCTGAAAGTCTTCCTCTCGTATTCAAGATGTTCAGCCGCGTATCTAGCTTCTCTTTCAAATGATATGTTTCTATAGGCAGTGTGAGCATTGCCACTAGCTAGTAATTTAATAAACCACTCTATTACATACCATAAATAGAAGAATACTATTCCCATTTCTAATATCTGTTTCGTGTGAGTCTTCTCATGTGTAACTGTAGCTTGACTCATTCTCTTTATATAATCCTCACTTCTAGTAAACATAATAGCACAAATATTCATAAATGAATATCCTTTTACCGGAAGTAACGGATTGATAAAGAATAGCAATCCTTTAGATTTGTCGTACTTAAATTTCATAGTTAATGCTTCCATTTAGCGGCATTATCAACTATTGCAGAACACAGAATTAAAATAGTATCCATATCTAAATCTGACTTAAGTTGATTAACTGCCATACATACTAATTGTATATTATCTATAGTATAACCTTTTGAGGGCATTATCTGGTCAATGCTAACATTCGTATAGATTCGACCTTCTCCTAATTCATAAGTCATGTCTAATCCAGAAATTGCACACTTGCCATTTTGTGCCTTCCATACGGTTAGTAAATCTTCTTTAGTAATAGTGAAAGGTATAGATTTGTCTATAGCTCTGGATTTAGCTGCAAGCCAACGTGCTTGTAAAACCTTCTCTAGTTTAACGTCGTTATCATAAGTAGCTATAGCAGCTTTCCTTTGTTCTAGTTTACAGGAATTGCACCTACACTCCTTATTCTGACGTAAAGTGTATTTATTAGCCCCTGCATAAGTAAACTCACTAGGCTCTTTATATTCTCCACATATGTGGCATAAGAGCTTCCCATCTTTCCATTCGGTATTCAATTTGATTCGGTCTTCACAATCCCTACATGTAGTGTGAAAGTTTAAGCCGTTTGTCTTGCGTGAATACTTTCTGAAGTTGCTTATATTCTTGTCTAGCAACCTCCCACATACGTCACATTGCTGTTGCAATCTTTCTTCTTTCTTCATGTTTACTTCTTAGACCAAGACGCCGCATTCCGTGCAAAATTAGCTCTCTTCTTCTGTAACGGAGTCGCATTAGGATTGTTAAGTACAGACCTAGCATGTTCTTGAACACTCTGTCCAGCTTTCTTAGCTGATGCCGTAAATTTGCCGCGATTCTTCTTCTTAATATGAATCTTGCTTCCATTTTTATCTTTCCTTACTAACTTACTACCACATCTAAACATGGGAACCTCTTCTAGGTCCGCATCATCGAGTAACTCTTTCAGAGCCTCATTAATTCTTGATAATTCCTCTGCGTTAAATTCCATAATTAAATTACATGTTAAATCACTTTTTTATTCACAAAGGTATTGCTAAATTTGCACATTATCAAACAAATCAGATGAATTAATGATTTAAGGTGTCAATGTAAATAAGTAATAAAGAAACTAAACTATTATTAATCTCTAACCTTTAAATCAGTAGATTAATGTTATTGGGCAAACTAAAAGAGGTGTACAGGTGGATTGACAGTTGGAGTTCTGGTGTTAAGACGATAGTCATTATAATGCTTGCATTCTTGATGGTAGAGCTTCAT